TTTTAATTAAATATCTGTTTTATAAGTTTGTTATTGTTGTGGTGCGGCATTGACTGCCGAATTATAGTTCTTTTCAATTATTTTAACTATGTTATTGACCATTCTTTCCTCGTATTTTTTATTGTTGTTTCTTGAATTATCAAATAATGCGTTTGCCTTCCTAATAACATTTGTCGGTTTAATACCACCCTTGAAAATGTTTTGTTGTGCTCCATAAGCGGCACCTTCAGGTAAACCTTTAACTCTTGCCCATTGTAATAATGGTTTAATTGGTGGATAAGTTCCTGGTCTTCTACCTTTATCCACATAAGTTAAATAATCTAATGCGGTGATTTGTGTTTGTATTCCCCTTGCCGTGTCCTGTAATCTATAGTTAAAACTACGGATAAGATTACCTGTGGCTCGTTTGGGATATGGTCTTAAACCAGGTCTTGAAGCAACATTATTCTTTAACAATAATTGAGTTATTATTTTAATGTAGTCCTTACCAAATTGTTTGGCAAGGGCGGGGTCTATAAAATCTCTTGATGCTATAATCATAATTTACTATGTTAAAGTTGGGGTTGGTGTTGGTGTCGCACTACTTGTTTGAGTTGGTGTAGGTGTAGGACATACAAGAGGATATGTTATTGTAAAAACAGGGAATGCTGTATATGCTTTTTCTTCAGGATATTCATAACCATTATAAATTGTTGAACCTGATGCTTGGACATTACCTGTTGAGCCAGCAAAAGTCCCATTAAGTGTATAGTAATTTCCTGTAGTTGCCATACTTCTCCATCTCCCCTGACTTATATTCCATAAATAAGTAATATATCTTGTTCCGCTATAATATCCAAATACCTTATATTCTTTACCATCAGGTGCTATACCTGGAATAAACTTTGCTGATGGTAAAGAAAGGTCAAAATAACCCGAAGTAAATGTTCCACCCGTATAGGTATTAAGTTCTTCATATATTCCATTTGGTAATGTGTTTGGTAATGTGCTATTAGTTATTGTAAATGAGTTATAACAAGGTAAAGGTGTCGGTGTAGGAGTTGGTGTTGGTGGTATTGGTGATACAGGGATTATACAATTCACCTGTTTTAATCTTAAAACAACTCTTGCGTTTATACCTGTTGATTTATCTGTTGTGTCGTCAATTACAGGGAAAAAAGATATGTCCTGTGAAAACAATACACCATAAGGTTGCCAGTGGGACTGAACCTCTGTAATTAAGTCCTGAAGGTATTGAAGACAATCACTTAAGATTTCCTGTGAGTTGTCCGATGGAAAACCATTTGTATCCAAATAATTGTCTTGGTCATTTATCTTATCCATAAACAATACAGTAAAAGATATTTCAGGTATTGCTGTCTTATTGTTTGAGGCTACAGGAATAACACTATCATCATTTAAGTTTATCCACATATATGGAAAGTTCATTTGTCTTGATACACCAATATCATATGGTTCACCAAATCCAAAATCCTTTAAGAAAAAGTGTCTTTCTTGAAATGATTGAAACCAACTTACTAATTGGTTAATTGTTATTATATTCATTGTTATAAACTATTATTGTTTTTAGTGTCGTCAACATTCTTGAAATAGGACAACCAGTTTAAGCAACTGATGTAGTTCTTTTCGTATATGTTGTCTTCAGGTTCTTTTAATTTCTCCATAAGGTAATAGACAAAGTCCAACCATTTGTATCTGTCGTCCAATTTCTTTTTATCCCCAATCTTTCTCTTAAATCTTTCATCAGTTATTTCTGGTTTGGCTCTACCAAATAACCCTCTATATTCCTGTTGGATAAATTGTTTATATCCAAAAAAAAAGCGAAGATGTGAAATATCTGACTAACAGGGACATTCTTAAATATCTCTTTTCGTTCCATAAAGTTGGTGTTGTATTTCTCAAATGAACCATCTTCTTTTTTCTTTCTTAAGAACACACACAATAAGTCCAACATCACGGGGAATACATTTCCCCCACCTTGTTCTAATAGTAATTCTATGGTGATTATTTCACCTGTGGTAAACTTACTGAACTCGTCATATAGATAAAACTTATCCACACCTATTTCAATATAGTCCACCTCATTTTTAGATACATCACTATGGACGAACTCTAATTGTTTGGCAAGGTTCTTAAAATCGTTTATGTCTATCATCATCAACACCTCTTCACTAATCCCCGACACTGCTGATAATATTTTAACTGACCCCAATATCCCTTCGTATTTCTCATTACTGACTGAATATATTTTGGTAAATTGTTCCACGCTTACTTCGTCCCACGATGTTGGAAAGTCATAAGATTTAGTTTCCTCTTCAAGTTCTATGTTTACTGTAATCATAATATATGTAATAAATAGTTATTATTTGTTTTCGTTTTTATGCGGTCATAATCCTCCACGGCATCTGACCTGTCCCTTCTTTTCGTTTACCCAATTTCATCATAGCACAATACCTCATCGCATCTATTGCGTGATTGAACGCATCAATGGGTGTGCGTTCGTATCCCCCATCTCTATTTCTTTTCCACATATACTTACCAAGTTCATCTATCAGGTTTGTTGACCTTCTTGTAATAAGTAGTTTCTTTTCTTGTAAAATCTGTATTCCGTAATTTATACTGTCTCTACCTTTCTCTACAGGTTTAACTTGATGACCATATCTTTTTAACTCACTAATAGATTTTGGTTCTGCGTTGTCGGCAAAGATTTCACCCTTAACCCCATAGGTCTTCATCAGGTTAGATAGTTCGGAGTTTAATAACCCTGTTTGATATACAACCTCATCAACAATTAAGTCATCATTATATTTGTATAATCCAATTAAGGCTGCGGGGTCTTGGCTGAACCCGAAATCTAAACCCCAACCAATTAGTCTGGCTTCATCAGGTATGATGTCTATTGTTTCCCAATCCTTAAAGATAGTCCCTTCAACTTGTCCCACTTCACCATCTAAATAAACTCTACACCAGTTCTCCCAATAAGCAGATGTTTTGGCTTTATCCCTGTTGTATTCTAATTGTTTTATAATATCCTCTGATAGTGCCTCGTTGTCCTTGTAGGTTAAAATAACATAGTCAGTATCAGGTTGTCCAATAACCTCACTATGAGCCCAAAATCTACTTGTAGGATTAAAATCAATATAGATGTCCCCATCTGTTCTAATTTGTAATTGTAGGTATGCGTCGTAGTTTATATTGTCCGCTTCATTGAGATATAATATATTCCTTCTTGCCCCACGCAATCTACTTTCATCATCAGCACTAAAGAACTCTATGTATGAACCATTACTAAACTCGTATCGTAGAAAGGTTTTATTATAGTGATTGGGGAAATACCTACCAGTGTCCTTCATAATCTTTAAGAAGTCCTTATTCGCACCTCTACGAAGGTGTGGAATACTTTCAGACACTACAGATATTTCAAGGTTCGGGGTCTTGATGGCTTTATCAATTAAGATTGCCAGTATTGAAAATGTTTTGGACGCAGATGTTCCACCCTGAATTACCTTAACTCTGGATTTCATTGACCTTATTTTTTTTAATGCCGTAGTAAATATAAACTTACTCTGTGTCGTCATCTAAAAATAAAGGTTGTTCCGTGATAGTTAATTCAGTTTGGGTTTTATCTGTGTATTGGTAATGATTTTTTAACACAAAGATTGCCATCGTTGGATTAAGGTCGTGTTTTAATGTCCCGTCCACCAATTTATTCTCTTGTATTTTCTTTGCCTTTTTAATAAGTTCGGAAAACTTTGGGTATTTATGAACCATTTCACTAATAAATTGTGGATATAAATCCTGTTCCTCGTAAAGAAATCTCTCAAACCACACATTATCTCTGTCCGCTTTTAACCAGTTAATTAAGTCCTGTCCTAATAGTAGGACTTTTTCCTCTGTCCATTTGGTTGGTCTTCCTCCAGGGTTTTTCTTTGTTGCCATTATTTTATAAATTGTATTACCACTAACGCACCAATACCATAACCGATACTTAATGCCAGTGATTGTTTTATTCTTTCTGTCCAGTTTTTGCTTTCTACCATATAACCAATAAATGGTAATCCAAGAAATGGACTAATAGATGCGAAAAATAACATCATAAATATATCTGCGTCAGACACTGCTCTAATATAAAATGTTGAACATATTTCTATAATTAACGCACTTATACCTATGATAAAATATTTCATTATGATTTAATTCTTTTCTTTCTTGAACATTTGGAACAACCTGCTTTATCTGCTTCCACAATATCAACTTCAATTTCAGGTGTTGATGGGAATAATCTTTCAGTTATTAAATTATAGTATGACTGGTCTTTTTCAATCATAATATAATTTCGTTTATGCCTTTTGGCAACTAATCCAACAGTTCCTGTTCCAGCGAAACAATCTAAAATTACATCATCTTCTTTGGTGGATAATAACATACAGGTTTCAACTAATGCTGTTGGAAATCCTGAATGTCCGTATTGTGATTTGGTTTCTTTTCTACCAAAATCATTCTTGGATACTTTATCCCCTTGATTAAATGGTATTTCCCATACATTACCTACATTCTTTGTCTTAAAGATAGTTGGGTTTTGGTTATATGCTGCTTCCTTATTTAATTCAACTCCTGCTGATGTATGCCTTAACATAAAAACATATTCAACTTGATTGGTTAGTTGTCTATTGGAATTACAAGGTTGTTGATTAAATCTATACCATATCACAGTATCGTGTAATTTATACATCAATTCTTCTGTTGCGATATTTAATAATTCAAATGCTCTTGTTGAAACCTCACTATCATTTATCACATTTAACCATAATGTTCCTGTTGGTTTTAATACTCTTTTACATTCTGCCAACCATTTCTTTGACCATCTAATGTATTGTGCGTATGAATTAAAATATGCTTCATAGGCAAACCCCTTCCAGTATGGTGGTGATGTAATAATACAATCAACACTTTCACTATCCATTTTGGATAATTCTTCTATACAATCTCCGTGTATTATCACTTTGTAGTTTTAACTTTTCTCTTACATTTGGAACAACCTGCTTTATCTGCTTCCACAATATCAACTTCAATTTCAGGTGTTGATGGGAATAAGATTTCAGGGTCATTACTAATGACTTGGACTTCACGAAGGTAATTTAACATTAGTCGTTGTCCGTGTTTAATTTGTTGAGGACAAGATGGACATACTCTGTATGCTGGATTAAAGGTGTCTCTAATCATCTTTTCCATTTCTCTTGCTTGGTGTGATGTAAATCTATTTAAGTTCGCAATCCTAAACATTTCATCGTAAAACTCTCTTGTAATCATATCAGTATTTTTTAATAAATATACTAATAGTATTATTGTTGTAAATTATAAAAACAGGTAGGGGGGATATGAGAAACATAACATAAGAAAAAAATAGAACCCCCCCAATACCTGATGGGAGTATTATAAATATAAACCCAATTTTTTTATAGAACAATAGATTATGAAATTAAATATGTTTCCAACTCACTCTGTTTATTATGTTAGACATAGTATTATTTTTAACATTATATTCTTCCGCTAATTTTTTTTGTATAATATGACCTTCTTTGTATCGTTTTCTAATATCTAAAATATCTTTTTCTGTTAATTTTGCTCTACCATTACCAGAACCTTTATTATTATCACTTATTATATTTTTGGTTTCCGTAGTATGTTCTTTGTTGTAAAAAGGGTTTAACTCACCAACCTTTTTTTGTGCTAATTTACTCAATAAAGTTTTTACTTCTTTTGTTCTCTTTTTACCCGTATTAGATATAGAAACTTTTTTTCTACTTTCATCACTAACAATTCTACCAATATTACCTTCACCACCATCAGTTAGATTAGCAAGATTACCTAAACCTAAATCTTTTCTACCATAATATTTAATATATCCTTTTTCCGATTTACAAGCCTCGTCCCAAGTTAAATCAGTATAGATTATTTCAATAGTATATCCAACTTTTTTGACTATGTTATGCCAATATCTATTTCTATTATGTTTATTGTAGGGTCTTTTATTATCACCAATACCCACATAGAATACCTCACCAGTGTCTTTTCTCTTATGAAAATATACTACAGTATCGTTTATCATTAATTAAGATACTCGTCAATGTATTGTTGTCTTGCGATTGGTCGTAGTTCAGGATTGTTCTTTCTAACAACACTAATAGATGCTGCGACACTATGAACTGTTGGTAATTTCTTGAGTATGGTATTGTTTATAAAACTCTCAATGGTGTTTATCCCTTCTGCTTCACAGATTAATAAACAAATCTCTCTCCAAACTAAATCATTGTTTGCTCTTGTTTCTGGTATATCACGGAGGATTGCCTCCACTAATTCTGTCTGTTTCATATTCTCTTATCTATAAAGTTATTAATTGACTCTCTATCTATTTTACCCATAGCCATATCTTCCCAAAAATCAAATGCTCTTTCTTCTTTATCTTCGTTTAATAAATTGTCCCAAAAATCTTCTGTTTCTTGTTTTGTCTTAACAGGGATTTCAATAGTTATTGTTAATCCTCCAGTGATATTCTCATACACATCTTTAGTGTATTTTGATAAGTCCTTTGGCATTTCATTCACTTTATATGCGTGAAGACATACATCATTTTCCATTATCCTAACGATAATATAATTCTTTGGTTTTTTTTCTTTCTTATTTTTCATACTACAAATGTATTATTATTTTTTATATCTACAAACTTTTTTTTTTATTTTCCGTGAGAATAATCTTCCATCATCGCAGAATACTCCTGTTCTTGTTGATGATGGTAGTATTCCTCCATCTCTCTTTGTTGTTGCTCATAACGGAATTGTGCCGCTCTCTCTAATTCAGTATTATAATTGACGCTATTGTGGTCAATGTTTCTTAATTCTAAATCCTGTTGTAATCTCTCTAAAAATCTTTTTGTGTAGCTCATATTATTATTTCTTTAATTATTATACTATAAGTATAGTAGTAGAATACCAATAGTCAATAGTATGATTAAATAATATGATATTTCTTTTTTGCTTTTAGATACGCTTGTCTGGCATCAAACTGACTATCGTAATATCCTAAATTATGTGTAATACCATTTAACTTAATTTTGGAATGCCATTTTTTCTTTTCCTTGCTCCAAGTATATCCAATAACATTTCGTCTGTTGAAGGAGTTTGTTTGGTTGGTTGCTACTCGTAGATTCTCTATCTTATTATCGTCCCTTACACCGTTGATATGGTCTATCTGGTCGTAATCTACAGTTCCGTTCATCATATACCATGCGAAGTGATGTCCCGCTAAATTAAAGTTTGGGTTGATGTGATAGATATGGATATACCCACTAAAATCTTTTCTTTTAATTTCCTTCTTTCTTGTCCCGTAAATCTTACCTGTGATGTGGTCGTAGGTGTATCCCATTTTTTCTAAAATCTGACACCTCTCTAATCTGTTTTTTAATAGTAATTCTTTATTCATATGCTCATTATAGTAGTATTATTACAATAATAAATAGTATGAAAATTAAAAAAATCAAATCTTATCTTTTAATTGAACCATAACTTTCTTTACCTCGTGAAATATTAAGCAGTGTGATACTCCAATCTCATCACCTATCTGTCTATATGTTTTGTCTTTTGTCCAATATTCCTGCCACACGAACTCTTGAAAGTGTGTCTTGGGTATTTTTGTGTATGTCCTGTCTATTTTAAGATACTTCTCTTCGTTTTCTATCTTGGTTTGGATATAATCTTCATCTGCTACTTCTAAATTGTCGTAGTAAAGGTTTTCCGTTAATCTTGTATTCTTATGAAATGGACTGGTGTTTGAGTGTATTTGGTTTTTACACGCCCTGATAAAATAATACTTAAAATAACCTTCCTTGATTACTTGGTTTAATTTATCCTCATTCTCCAAAAATGATATTGCCAGTTCTGAAATCAACTCTGGTTTAAGATGGTAGTTTGGTTTTATCAGGTTGTCTATGATTTCGTCATAGATTGAACCCTTCATACAAATCTCTTCAAGTGTTTGTTTCAGCATGTCTTATGTATAATCTAAATGATATATAATGTGAGCGAATAAACTTACCTAACATCTCATTATCGTTAAAAGTGTATATAAGTATCAGGACGGCTCCAATAAGGTGGTCAGGGTTGTTGTCCTGTATTTCCTCTAAAGTTTCCTCTAACGCTCTTATTTCCTCTCCCAAGTGTATATTGTCGTCCCAATCTTGAATTGCTTTTATGATGAACTCAACAATTTGTTTTTTCATATGTTTATTCTTACTATAAATATAAGTTAATAGTAAAAAAAATAAAATTATTTGGACTTTTGATAAAGTTTGTTATACTTATAAGTGTAATGGTTGAAATACTTTTACTCACTTGTAGATAATTCAGGAACTTATAACTCTACAACCATAACCAATCAAGTTATGAAAGTGATAATCCCACAGACCAATAAAAACATTCTTAAAGAATGGGGGCCTGGGGGAACTTATCACTTCTCCATTCCATTCAAGTAATAAATTACTTTAAGCATATAATACTTATACTTAACTAATATGAAATCATTTAATGAAATATACAAACAACTAAAATATTTAACTAATAATATATCTCAATGTAATTTTATATCTGATATAGATAAAGAAGATATTATTGGATTATCATCATTAAAAGTATTAAGAGCACATAAAGAAGGTAAAATAGTTGATGACTTTAATGAAATAAAAGGTTATACCTTTATGATACTTCGTAAT